TTCCTATTTGCTTTTCGCTCATTTTGGGATGTCCTTTTTGGGTTATGCGTGAGCCTCGGCCAACTCCTCGGCCTCGACTTCTGCGGGTGGTTCGATCTCTCGAAATCTGTCGGCGTGAAAGCCTCGTTCTGGATGCGGTGGGGTGGTCGAGCAGGGGTTCTTTAGCCCCTCAAGGTAGACCACAACCTCACCCTCTTGGCCGTTCAGCCCTACCCCTACACCCATCCCCCTTACCACATACACCTTGTCTTTGATTGGGAGGTGGTTGTAGAAAAGGATGATCTCGGTAGGGAAGCGGTCGTCCACACATATCACCTTTGAGCCTGCCCTCACCGTTTTTTTCCTCGTGGTTTTATGCCTTTTGCCCACGCCTCCGAGTTCCATTTGGGGCATTCTTCCCGCCTCTTTTTGTGTACCCTCAAGGCTCGCTCCTTGTAGATTTGGCGTACTCGTTCGCTCCGTTGGATGCGTAAAACTAGGCCGGTGCGCTGGCTCAACTCCGTAAGTCGTGCCGAGATGGCCGCTCTAGTGTACGGCTTTCCGGTGCTTGGGTTGATGTAACGCTTTGCGATTGAGGTCAGCGAGTCGGGGCTTCGATTCGTGGCTAGGGCCAGCAAGGATTCGTCCAAGGTGTCGTCCCGCCGATGCCTCAACATTTGGCTGTCCCCTTCGTGCTTTATGGTCTGCTCCACGACCTCTGCCGTTAGCTTGGCTAGCTGGTCTAGGTCGATGCTGGGGTTCATCGCTTGCATTTTTGCGAGCCGTTCCTTGACCCGGTCTTGGAGCGTGTCGATATGCTCTGCCATATCGGGCGTGTAACTAGCCAAGATTGAATCCGCTGGGTCTTGGCCGAGGTGGTTCATTTACTGGATTTCCACTACTGCCGTCCGTCCCACCCTTGCCAACTCCCGCCTTGCTTGCCGTTCCGTTGCGTAAAATAGGTCTACAACTGGGAGCTTGGTCTTGCCCGATGCCTTCCTAGAAATTACTGCCGTGCCAGTATCGTGAGCGTGATATGCTTTGCCCTCAACTAATAAGGTCGTTCCATAGGGGATGATTTTAGGGTCTACTGCACAAGATTTGCCAGAGACCAACCGTTTTCCAGTAGAGCTTTTCCACCCAAACTCATCCTCTCCCAACCAATAGGCCGTGATACGAGCCTTGATTGTTTTCTTGGGTGGTGGCCTTGGGGTTTCGATCATTATGTTTGCCCCCTGCACCGAGCCGAGAAGGGCGATGGCTAGGATGAGGATGGCTTTTTTCATCGTTAGAAAGTGGAGTTGCTCGCATAAGTGGCGGTAGCGTCTCGATGGGGACTCGTCTCCCTTGGTTCTTTTGCCTTCTGCGTTGTCAATCGTGGCCTTGAGCTTTTCGATCTGTGCCTCGATTGCCTTGGCTTCCATCTTATTGATTTTCTTGTTCACGCTTCAACTGCCTCCCGCCAATGACATCGCTTGTTCCGTCTCTTTAGTTTGCCGTCACCCTCAAGACATCGTAGGTGGTACTGAATCGCCCCGTGGGTTTTGCGTAAAACTTGGGCGATGGTACAAGTTGGAATCTCGTTAGTAATCAAAGTGAACACGGCATCTCGGAGCATATCGATGGTCGCTTGGTTGCGGTTCTCTGCGTAGAGTTTCGCCATCTCCTTGCCGGGGTAGCGGTCAGATAAAATGCCCTTGGCCTTTGCCTCTGAGGATGTGAAGGGTTCGTTCATCGAATGTGCAAGCTACTTTGAGTCTAATTTGATGCAAGGCTTGGTTTTTAGTTGTTGATTGGGTTGTTGTTTCCGGGGAATATGTTTCTTTTCGGTTCACCACTCATAGGTCTAGACAAGTAACATAGGTCTGCAAACTCCTTCCAATTTTCATTGGTAATTTTGGGATATAATTCACCAATTAGATGGACTAATTTTCTTGTAAATAGCCTATCTCTTGTTATTTTGAGTTGCCGAATAACATTTGAAAAGCAGGATTGCATTAAATCAATTTCGCCATCTGTAAGTGAGTTCATAAATAATACTCGGCCACTCGCTTGCCGCTGTTGGTTTGAACCATTCGCTTCTCGATCTGATGCCCCGCCTTTTTCAAGTCGCAGATTCGACTCGCCAACCGGAAGCACTTGAACCATTCGAGAGCTTCCAGAGCCGTGAGTGTTCGCCCATTTTGTAGGTGGGCTAGGATTCGAGCGTTCTGGTCGTGGCCTTCCGTCTTGACTGGGTGCGTGGTTCGCATAAAGGGCAACTCAAACTGCTCGGCCTCTAAAATTGCGATCATTTGATTCCCCTCCCAGTTGACTTCCGAGCCGTGAAGTTTTTGCTTTTTGCGTTCACGATTGAGGAGTGATGGCATCCCCAAGCGTTTGCAATCTCCTTTACGGTCAGTCCCGACTCATATTGAGCCTTCCAAATCCCCCAACGCTTCTGAACTGTGTTGTGGGAGCGATTTCCCCTTGCCCGATACTTGCCGAAGGTTGGCCGTAACTCCCTTGGGATGTCTAGGGGGGTGGTTGTACCCATAACTAGGCTTGCAAGCCCTTTAGAGGCCAATTCTGAGCGATTATGAGCCATCTGGGCGGTGAGTGTGCTTATGAGTTGTTCAAATTGGGCAATTTTGTCCTCGCAACACTTAACTCGGTGTATTGTGGCCGCTAAAACGAGGTCGTTCACGGACACCCCGCCTTTTCCCACGCTTCAAGCGTCTGAAAGCCCATAATTTTGTATGTTGGCGGGGATTCACACCCCGACTTGATTGGTTTTTTCATTGGTTGGTTTCCTTTGGTTGGTTGTTGGTTGCTCCTACGCTGACAATTTCTCGCACACGCCCTCCAATCCTTTACTGATGCCCTGCCCCCGACCTTCCATCCGTTGCTCTGGTAGTAATCAAAAGCCGACTCCGCATCCGTAAGCCTCCATCCGATCTCATTTGCAAAGGCAATCCATTCAGCGTGCGTAGGGCGCAAGCCCTCTCTCTCTTTCTTGTTATCCTTATTACTATAACTCTTACTATTACTCTTATTATATACGATAGATGGTTCATCTATGGACGATAGATGGTTCATAGATGGCGCATCTATGGTGCATCTATGGGTTATCCTTCGAGCATATCCAGCCGATCTTTCCTCCATCTTTGCCAGTCCGGATGCCACTCCTCCGTGATAGATCGCCCCATCTTTAATTTCATAAACCCCTGCAACCTCAAGCTCTTGAAGGAGTGGCTTGGCATCTTGCCCAACCATCCGACTGATCTGCTCTGGGCTTGGGGAGTTGCCGTTGATCGTTAGTTTCCCGCCGGCGTTGGCCTTATACATAAGGCAGAGCAAGTGAATCCATAGCCCCTTGGCCTCAAGGCTTACCAAGGCCAGCTTCTCATTAGCCAACCAGCGGTTAGGCTCGAAGGGAAACCAGAAGGAATCTCGCTTCACTTTTTCTTCTCCACATCCCGCTTCTGGTATTTCTTCGCCCTCTCCAATAGCTCCTTGGTTATGCGATGCGAATAGTCGAGGTGGCTTATGATGTCCTTGTAGGATTCCCGCTTTGCATGGTCGAAGTCTTTGAACAAGTCCCTTAATCTCTTGGACACAACGGAGTGGAACTGCTCTACGAGCTTTAATCTCTTAACGCTCATACCTTTCCCACCAATCTTTTAACCAGCCCAACAATCGGCCTAGCAGATATAGCCCCAGAATGAATACGCTGTATGAGCAGACCGCAACTACGAACCACACCGCTAAATGATTCACGATGTATGAAAGGAAACTCACCATTTGGGTGCGGTCGGCCACTTTGCCCAAAGTACGACTTCGGTTTGTTGACCCCAGTTGTGGGCGACATAATCCCCTTGTAAGTATCTCCCGCCGATAACTTCTTTTCCATTATAGATAAGAACCCTGCTATTTTCATTTGGTATCTCCTTGGTTGTATTCCACTCCAACATTGACCACTTGGTTTCCGGTATACGAACATCAACGGCTGACATCTGCGAGCCTCCTAATTGCCACCACCACCTCGTTTAAGATTCCGGTGATGACTGCATCTTCTGTTCCGTCTGCCAGTTGTTGAACCAGATTGGCACATCGTTCTCTTTCGAGGTCGGCGGCCTTACTCCTCACATCGTTAAGGATGTCTTGGATAAGTTCAGAATGGGATTTCATCGGGTGTTCCTTTCGCTAACGCCTCGCTCTCCAAAAGAATCTCTTGGATGATTTCGTTGCGTATGATGTCGTTCTTATATGGTTGGCCGTCCTTGCCGGGTTTGAGTTCTTGTTTGCTCAACCAGTCCAAGTAGTCTAAGCCCTTCTCACCAAAGGCGGCGATCTGCCGAAGCGTTGACCCTTTATACTTACCAAACTTCAACTCCATATCCATCGGCTCTGTGCCGTTGGTCTTATTGGGGGAGTTGAGCTTGGCTGTGATATCTACCAAGTCTGCTTTGCTTATCTTCGCGGGTACAGCCTTCGGTGCTGGTTCGTATTTGTCTGTATTGATATCCTCGAAACCACCAGCAGGAATCTCCTCTGCCGGTGTCGTACTCAATTTAGAATCTATTAGCACGACGATGTGTGCGAATGCCGAACGACAAGCCCTGCTGATACTTCTCGTTTGAACCATAGCCCTCTTGGCATAGGTAGGGCGGTTAACCCACATTGGCTCGTCATCACCCAAGAACCCCTCGGCTTGAGATATGACTTGTCCATTGTCCATCCTCTTGACCTCACCGATGCAACGATAGCCATCTTCGAGACGCTCAACATCTCTGGCCGATGCAACGCATCCGTGGGCTACTGCGATGGCTTGCCAGCCCTCAACCCGAACATAATCTTTCTGGCCGATGCGTTGGCAAGTTTCCTTAACGATGGCACGACAAGCCCCCGCCACATCAGTCGCTTGGCGAATGTGACTTGAGACTCCGTTGCCATTGTGTACTGCTAGTTGGTCATTCATTTGTTGGTTCTTTCTTGGTTTATTTTTTCTTCTGTCCGTCATCGAATACGCCAAAGCCTTCGGCGTTTTCTTTCTGTGTCTTGGGTAAGTTCAAAAATCTAAAGTCGTTCCGGCTGTCGAACTCTGTATCGGGGAATGCTCCAAACACTCTTACTACCCATTCATCCGTAGTTTCATTTGGTAATTTTTTCTTGGCTGGTTCTTGATGCCAGAATGTAGGCAGTTCTTCACTCATTTTGCCATCCTTTCGTTTATGGTTTTTATTATCGGGGAAAGCCACTTGGCAGAAATATCGTGAGAGGGTATGCGGAAAACTAGGATGCCCATCGATGCGGCAAGGTTATATTTTTCCATATCATTAAGGAATCCGGATGGCCTCGTGTGTCTTCCCATTCGCCAAATTCCCCCTTCAAGTTCGACAGCTACGCCTTCGGGGTGGTAGTAATCAAACCTAAACCTTCTCCCCTCTGCAAACTTGTATTCCTTCTTTAACTCCCCACCACCAAGGCTTCTCCATAGAAGTTCGAACTTGGCCGATGGGGTTAGCTTCATTTAGTTACGCCCCACCCAGTTCTTTGAGGGGAGTAGTAGTTTTGGTTCTTTAGGTTCTTTAGGCTGGTTGCCCTCGGCCACGATCTTGTCCATCTTTTCTAGTTCGGCGGCCACATACAAATAGAACTGCCTACGCTCATAGTTCTGCTGGTCGATGTGTTTGGCAAAGAGCCTCACCCCTTGCAGAATCAGAAGCCCAAAGAAAGCCACAAGGAAAATAATCACCAGCGTATCCGTTGTTTCTGCCAAGCGGGGGAGCAGTAGTTTGGGTTGGTGATATAAGGGTACTTGCCATCATCAAGGGCTTTCATTACGAAGCCCTCCCAGATAACCTCACCCGCCTTATTGTTTTGAAAGTTCATCTCCTCCCAGATTGCATTGATCTTGTGGTGGGCGAGACGGACAAAGCGGAGGAGCTTGTTGTTTGGGATATCAAAGGTGACGGCTTCGAGGTGTTCGATCTCCTTCATCCTCTCTGCATAAGGCTTGGGGTTGGCGGGGTCGAACGCATCCATCACCACGATTGTTCCTTTGCCAGTCTTGGTGCGTTGTCCCATAATTTCACAATCGACAAAGCGTGATTTAATTCCAGCACCAAGAATCCTATCGGCCATTAAGTTGTGGTTCGACGCGAACTTGCCGTGGCGGTTGTAGCCCTGCTTTGTCTCTTGATCGAACCATCCCCGCCATCCGTTGAGCTTACCCTCAATGGAGAAGCCCTCGGAAAACTCATCGTGTAGGGCGGGAACGGCTGAACCTACTGGCCGTGCGGGTAGGGGGAAGGATGTCATTTGATTTGTTCTAGTATTTCGATTTGGAGTTGTAAAGGTTTATTTAAGTAGATGTTCAACTATTATAAGCACCGAGCCAGCCCCGATCACGAGGCCAGCGATGTAGGATATAAGGAGTTTATTCATTTGATTTAGTTTCCTTTCTTGATTGTTATTTAGAATCGTATTCGTAACCAGAGTCATTCATCCATTCAAAGAGGCGAGGCTCAAGGTCTTTCAAATCATCGGAAAGCCATCCATCATTTTCTAGGGTCAGCATATAACGACCGCCTTCGTGGCCTTCCCCAAGATCAACAATGTGTATGTTTCCGTTGATATCGTTTGGGTGATCTAGTCCCCCATAAACGATTGCATTTATTGTTTCCCCATCTTCATTGGTAAATGAGTGGGCTTGTTTCGAGTATCTTGTGTTCGCTGTGGTTGTTTGCATACCCACACCCTATCACACTCCCCCAAGTTGTAAAGGGTTTATTTATCTTATCTTAACGATTGTTCGTAAGTCCCTATAACCACGCTACTTGTGGGGGTGCTTTGCGGGGAGAATCTTGTAGATTTTTAGGTTACGAACTACACGATGGTCTTTTCTGGGGATAATAAAGGGATGTCTTTTCATATCCACTTTCTTTTCGAGGAGCATTTGGCTCAACATTCTTGAGGTCGTGTTCATTGATTTCCCCCACAACTTGCTCACTTCCTCCCTCGTGTGATATCCCGCTGGCGGGGGTGGTGCGAATTTATCTTTAATGTGTTCCGACAAAAGTTTCTGCCAAGGATTTTGTGCTTTCATAATTAAAATGCCTTTATGTCAGTCGGTAAATAAAACTTGTTGCCCCTCTGCCTTGCTTGGAATACCTCGTGCGTCTTGTCGGGATAGATCGCTCCGAATGCCCAGCCGTGTTGCCAGCGGAGTCTACGGAGTTGGCCTCGATTATATTCTGGAGTTTTGTTGCAGAGGCATCCGATATTGTAGCCAGTCCGGGGGTCGATCGACACGCTACGGAAATAGTCAATGGCGTGGGTGTGGCCGAAGATAACATCCCCATACGCATCGCTGTGTTGTTTGGCAGAGTGCATTGCGTGGCCGTAACCGTGTGCGAATGAGAGCGTCCCGCACTTGTAGATTCCACCGACTGAATCATAGGGGAACATTCTCGCTTTGGTTTCCTTCATTATCAATTCTATATTCTCTATTCCATCGTTAGCGTAGTCACGAGCTACTCCGCTTCGGCAGTTCCTAGCCATATCAAAAATGCGCTCGTCGTGATTACCCCTTAAAAAGATTCTCTCATCCCCAAACTTAAAGAACTCTCGAATAAACTCCTCCCCTGCGTCCCAATCCTTTTGCAGACTCGATGCTTGTTCCTCATCGCCTGCCCCCTTGCGAATCGCTCGGAAGTCCCAGAGGTCGCCGATGCAAACCACAAGTCCCCCATCCTTGCCAATGTATTCCTTGGTAAAAGCGAGCAGGGCTTTCACCGAGGGAGCGTCTTGTTCATCGCCGTGGATATCACCACAAGCGACAAACTTTATTGGCTTCATAAGGGTTTAGATTGACCTGTAAGAGTTGTGTAAATTAAATTACAACACTCTCTAGCTCTAGGATTTGTCAATGTTTCGTCCGTGCATCCATCCCTAGCAAGCTCCATCACAATGTGCATTTGTTGTCGAAGGGTAAGCAGATAGGTTAGTTGGTCGGTCGCCTCCTCGATTGCGTTCTCTACGAGTCGTGCCGTGGGCATCTCCCACAATTTTGTCCCGCCGTGTTCTACTACCCCCTTTTTATATTTCCTCTCCATCGATTCGACCGCCGCCATTTGCAAAGTAGTGAGATGTAAATCGTGCTTCTTTGTAAAAACTTCCTCGCTGGTTTTCTCCACGCCCTGCTCTGATGTCATCCTTTATCTGCTAGACCACGAACGCTTACTTACTAGAGAAATCTTTTGCTTGTTCACTTGTTGCTTTTGTGGCGAGACAAGTTCCCGCCATCCAGAGATATTCGCATCCTCTAGGTGGGGCTGTTCCCAGTCTAACCCACGCAAGCCGTGCTTCTCGGCAATCTTGCGTGTGATCGAATAGCCTTGGTCATCGTCCCAAGAGGCCACTAGATCGCCACTAGGAGTGCGAGCAAGGGGAACATAGTCGATTGCGTGACTCCCTTTACCTTGGTCAATGTGGAGCGATTGTGGGGGTATTCCACGAGCGTTTGTGACTTTCCTCCCAGCCTTGGTTCGGCCTTGGGCGTAAAGTTCCTCTTGCTCTTGAGGGGTACGCACCGAACAATAGATCAGCACCGGAATCTTTTTGCTCATCAACTCGCTATACCAAGCCCCTACCCTCTTGCCAAAACTAGGCTCACACTTTTCTATATGGCTTCTTGACCGCTCCACCGCCTCTCGAATCGTCATTGATCGAGCCTCTTTCTGAGTCGTTCATTCTCCTCCACGAGTCGAGAAATCGTTTTGAGCGATTGCCCAAAAAGCTGTCTGTATTCTTCTGGGGTTGATTTGTTTCGGTCGAGCTTGTCCCACCGCATAATGTAGTCGGTAATTGAATCTTGGTTCGGGACTTCGCCAATGTCGTAAGGGCGGGTTGTTACGCACCCACAAAGCAAACTAGCGACGATGAATCCAAGAATCCACTTCTGCATCCCGCAAACGGCGGTTGTAAGCAATCTCTTCATCGTCTCGTTCTTTTCTTGTCTTGGCTCGGTTCTTTGTCCACCAAGCGATGATTCCTATTACACCAGCAAGCGAGGCGAGAATGGCCTCCCACATTGTTATTTCCGTGAGAACTTCGAGAGGAAATCGACAATCTTTTGGAGCGTGTTCTCTGGCTCGTCACCGGGAATCAAAGAGGCAACTGCGATCACGGCAGAGAGAAGGGCAACCAACGCACCTACCCAAGCAAACACATCTTGCGACTGAATGAAGGTTAAGATTTGGTTCATAAGAAAGGGGGGGGTGTCAAAGCCTAGCCCCAGTAGAGGTGCTGTATGTTCCTCCATAAGACCACCAAAGCGTCGGGGTAAGAGTTGCTGAGCCGCTAGTTATTGTATATGAAAATTCTTCTTCGTCATTTTGAAAAAGCATACTGATTGGGATGTTTGCGCCCAAAATTGAAATACTAAAAGCAGATGAGCCTTCGGCTGAAAAAACGAACTCTAAAGGGTCTGTTCTATAATCTAATACTTCGCCCACCAAACCAGAATTATAAAGACCCCCATTTGTCTTTGTGCCATAAAATCCTATAAATGCTTCGTACCTTGACGCACCAAAAAATTCAAAGTAATTACCGCAAACCAAGCCCTCCTCTAGGGTCTGTGGAAGGCCTGTTTGTTCATCGTGGCTAGTTATGTCTGTAATTGTTGAGGAGATTGGAAAGAAGTCCGATGGGTCATCGTTGTTTGTGGCTATGCCACTTGCAGAAAATGTCCAAGTCCTAACACGCCAGTAAGTTTGCATAGCCTTTTCTAAAGACCATACACCATCTCTGCTGTTTGTGCTTTCTTGTATGCAATCAATAAAATATCCACTATCACTAGCGTGAAGAATCTTTCCCATAAGGATTTCTTTAGGGCAACTGCCCTGCTTTAATAACCGATGACGGTTATTCGGTAGGTTGCGGTATTTACATCCCTAGGAACGCTGTCCGCATTTACACAAGACAAGCAGACTGTGTTAGTCTTATAAACTACGCCTTGAATAATTGCCCCCGCTGAAATTGCCGTTGGTAAGCCCACTAAAACAATATCATTTACTAGCGCACCAGTCACAACAACATCTCGATAATGCTGATCGTTTCCAGCAACCGTTCCAAAGGTTACGGAGGTTAGGGTTGTGACGGTATAGGAGGATTGCGGAAGCACTCCGTAGCTAACTCCACTTGCGATTAGACCAGTATTGATTAGACCAGAAACAACATTAACTGCGGTAGGCTGGGTGTAGGAAAGCAGGCCAAGGTTTGTGAGGCCAGAGACAATATTTACTCCAGAGGGTTGAGCCGTAACTGTTGCCCCATAGAATCCAAGGGGAGTGTTGGCAAAGGAAAGCCCTGCCCCATAACTAACGACTGCCGTGCCAGAGCTATTATTAAGCGTCCTAGCACCAAAGGCGACCGAGGTAACGGCAGAGGAATCGGCAAGGCCACGAGCTGTTGCATTAACCCCAGTCGTGGAGTTAGCGACAAAGGCGGCGTAGCTCTCTGCGGAAGTAAGGTAGCTCGCTTGGGCCGCCGGGACAGCGGAACCGCTGGTCAATAAATCACGGCGAACCGTAACATCGGTCTGAAGAATTGTTTTTGGCGTTCCATTTTGCGTCAGACTTACCTCAACTTTTGATGTTATGGTATCTTCGCCAGTTTCAGCAAATAACTCGTCAAGTTCAGCCGTTGCCATTGTGACTGTGGTTTGCAGAAAGCTCCCAAATATCACCCCGCTAGCATCAAGGGTGAGGGCAGTAGTGATGTTTGTAAGGCCAAGATTACGCACGAACGAGATCGAGTAGTTTCCTGCATTGTTGCCCAGATCAACGCTTACATTTCCGTTGCTTATCGCCGTGATTGATGTGAGGGCTTCGGCAAAGCTAGTCGCACTTGCTCCAATCGGAATAGCCGTTGTTGAGTTAGTGCCGAAGTTAAGAACAACCGAGCCACCCTCTGCATCCGAGCCAACGGCCAAGTTGTAAGTCTCGTTCTGTGTGGCAGAGCCGTCTTGAATTTTAGTCAGAGAGACAACGCCAGCCGTAGGAGAGGCAACGAATGTGTCAGAAAAGACGGCGGGGTTGCGAACCAATCGAACAACTTGCTGTGCGGCAACTGAGGAAGCGGGGAATCTGCGTGTGCTTACAAGAACAGAGCTAGTCGGAAAAAGCGTAAAGGCAGAACCCCCGAACGACATGGCGGTGTTTGCTGTTGCAGAAGTGATGAGATAGGCGAATTGTTCTTGGCCGTAAGTTGTTACGCCAACCCCAGAACCTGCGATAGCAGAAATAGCATTATAGAATTGAGTGGTTGTTGCGTTAAAAGAAATGGCATTTGATGTGACGCTATTTAGAACCAGCTTAAATTGTCCATCTGATGGCCCATCATCAATCCCTCCAATTCCAAATTTAACCGATGAGCCGGTTGTGTCCAAATCCCTAGCATATCCGTTGGAATCCCTTTCTTGTAGTCGTAACCGAAGATTGTATGAGTCACTTCTGGTTAAGGTTGGCAACGCGCCCTGCCTTGCCGCACCCGCAGTAATTAAAGAGCCGTTGGTTGTGTCAATATATATGTCTAGCGATTGAGCCATTTGATGCTCCTATTATGTCAATCCTATTTCGGCGAAAGCACAACTAGGGTATCGGGGGTTCCGTTGCTACATACATTGAGCGTAACCACATTATATTCGCCACCAGAGCTAGAAATTTGAAATCCATTGTCTTGCTCAACAATAGTTATGCCACCGCCAGCTGTCGGCTTGGTGCATTCAATTCGGCGTATGAGCCTATTAAAGAACCCTCTGGCTAATCTGGAAGTCCCTTGAAGCTCTTTTAATTCTGGCTCTCTCACGCTTTTTTACCCGATGAAAATGGAGTTGCGCCACTTACAAATAGCCCAGATTGCGATTCAATAAAGATTACTCTGGCAACAAGAAACAAACCACGCTTTTCACAAGCTATGCTCTGTTGTAAATAGCCGTGATATTTGATTGCAAACTGCGAGGTTTGTTGGGAAAATGGCGTTCTCGGGTCTGACGGCATAACAGTTCCATTGATATTAGAGGGCATTTTAATTCCAGTTCCGAATGGCGGGATAAGTCCAACTTCTATAACTTGCCCCCCACAACCATTCAGTATAAATTGAGTTTCGCTCAAATCTGTTAAATACTCTGCCTCAATGATCATAGCTGGGCCATATATTCCAGCATCGGGCGTTGGAATAAGTCTAACAATGGCAGGGGGCAACCCAGAAGAGGTTGTAGTTCCAACAAATGTAACAAGCATTTGAGTGACACCGCCATCTTGTTCTTCTGTGGTTACAGATTCTACAACCATTCTGGGGTACTTAGTGCTAGATAAGGAAAAAGCGGTATGAGTTGTATTTTTATTTGGAACAAGGGTGTCTCTGTTTTCCGTCTTGATGGCATAAGACTCTATGATGGTTTCTAGGCCGTTGGGTTCTTTAGAGAAGTTTTGCCTCTGTAAAATCTTCGTGTTGATTTGCGAGCCAATGATAGCGAATGCCATATTAATTTACAAGGGTTGCGGATTTCATAAGTTCGACCAATGATTTAAGTGCAGTCAAAGTCTCGTTGCTTAAACTGCTTTTTTCTTCGCCTAGTTTGCCCTGTGTTCCAGTCATCTTTGCTGGGCCAAAAGCCCTATCTTTCTCAAACTTGCTTGCCGCCGCTTCCCTAGCAAGTTGTGATGGGTCAACCCCACTTAAACCTCCACGAATCTGCTCGCCTAAAGAGGGCATTTCCCCTGCGGCTTGCTGTGCGGCTAGCTTTTCTCTGTCCCTTTGGGTTGGGGCAATCTTCTCGGCAACCTTAAAATTCTCTGTCTTGAGCTGTCGTTCCCTTTGTTTTCTAGCTACATCGAGAGCTTGACTACCAGCCCTGCTTGCGCCAAGCACACCACCCGCCGTGCCAGAGGCTGTTTCAGAGGTTCTTTTCTGTTGCTCCCTTGCCCTATTTGCGTCACGGATTAGACGCTGAAATTTCCTGTCATCAGCATCGCTTTCCATTTTAATCTTTTCGTCTATGTTATATCGTTCTTCCCTATAAATGCGGTTGTTGTTGTCTATCTTTCTTTGTACTCTTTCCTGCTCGGTCTTTTTCTCCCTTGCCTCTGATTGATCTGCCAACTTTTGTTCGCCCTCAAACACCATCTTGTCGAATTTGATTTGAGATTCCGCTCTGTCCTTAGCCTGCTTATCCAGAACGGCGTTGCGTTGTCTTGCCATTATCTCGCCAGCATCTTTCTTAAATGAGGCAGAGGCTTGTGGGTCTGTTATGGTTTGTGCGAGCTTCTGTCTTTTTCTATACTCATTATCAATATCACGCAGTTTCTTTTCCTCTGCGTCTAGGCCAGACATCAACTCATCATTGGCATTCTCACTCGCCAGTCCCTCGGCAAGTTTTACATCCCTTAATCTTTGATTGGTTTTAACCAATGCCTCAAGCTCAGACCTTGCCCCAGTTGCTCCCGCTATAAAGTTTTGAAATGGGCTTCTATTAAGCTCTGATAGCTTGTTATTGATAGAGGTTATGTTCGCATCAATGGCAGATGTTTGGGCGATGGCTTCTGATAGGCTCATCGCTTGCCCAGCTTTTTCTATATCATCAAAGGACTTCTGTGCGCTGGTTGCTGTTTCCTTGAGCATCTCCCCCATTCGATTGACTTGATCTGTAAATATCTTAACCGCGCCAATCGCTACTGCCCCCATCAAAGACTTGCCAACAATCTGTCCGAGGCTTTCTGCCGCAGATGAGGCCACATCACTTGCGTTTCTAGCTTCTGCCAAACTACGGCTAAAGTTCTTAAAGGCCGCACCGGCCTTTTGCCCGCTAACAGAAAGGCGTTTTACGGCTCGCTCTGTCCCCGCAACTGCCTTGTCTACTCCGCTATTGTCCCCTCGGACTCGGAGCATTAATTCTTGGGTTGCGTCTGCCATACTATAACTTCAGTTTGTCACTCGCCTCTTTATTCTTGCGAGCAAGATAAACATTCATATCTTTCATCACCTTATCAATAGCCATTTTAAGACCCGGCATACCAACCTTAACCGCACCAGAGATAGCCCTTTTCCTTACTGGGTAATACCTTGTGTCAAGATCGCCGGCTCGATTAAAGATAATCCCCTCCATTTGTGCTTTTTTGCTGTCTGCTTTTGAGCCTCCGCCAAGTCTTTTAATTGCTTCTGGGCTATAATCTCCTCGTGTTAGGCCTGCCCTTTTGCCAAAGACTGCCGCCGCCGCCGCCCATCCGTTCCTAATATAATTAACTGAACGCTTTCTTCCGGCCACTAGCCTTCGAGCCAATGCTCCAATCGTTCCGGGCTTTCCTCCCCCCATTCCAAGTCCACCAACACCCTCTTTAGTCTTTCCAAGTGTGGCAAGCCCCCTGTTTTTAAGTAGCCAATTCACCAGCTTATATGTCCCTACATAGCTGACTGATTTGGCTTTATATCTAACGGCATACTCCCCGATCTTTCGCTTCTTAACCTTGCCAGATTTTGTAAGGCCAAAGGGCTTAAACACTTTCTTGGTCACAACTTGCCCCTCAACTCGTTGAAGCTCGGAGGCAATCTGTGCGGCATTTGTTCGGTAGGTAGTTCCTATGGCGGTAACGGCAACATCGCCGAGCTTTTGGTTTATAACATCAGCCATATTCTTTTTAGAGGCTTTTTGATACTCTTGGAGCTTGTGGACAAACCTCGCTTGGTTCAACAACTCCACGGTAATCATATTTTTTGTTCTATGTTAACCCAAGCAGTTTTTCTAGGTTCACTAATTCTTCTCCCGCTACGCCCCCAACCCTGCGACACTTCACTCCATTCATCCACAGATAGGCGTGGCTCGCTTGTGTCATAAGGGCGAGAGGCAATTCCCATAAGATATAATCCACGCTCCATCCTGTTTTTTCTGCCAACGAGAACACAAAGCTAGCTGTTCCCGCTGGCGTTAGGCGTTTCCCGGTTCGGCTTGGTGAGGTGCTGGTATGGCCTCTACCTTGCCTTTCTGGGCTTCGTCCAAGATGTTAGAGACGATTTGAGTGGCCGCATCCCGATCTGCTTCTGTCTTGCCCTCAATAAAGTCCATAATCTTCTCACGAAACAAGTCTCGATTCCAAGCTAGTTTGATCGCCTCTTTCCTGCCCTTGGCAATTTGGATGTGCATATAGATGAACGACCAGATAAAGTAGATCGAGGAGTCGCTATCGTCCCTTACTTGCAAAAGGAGCAACCTTGAGCCTTCCGTGTAGGGCGCAAGTTTTTCACCCATATATTCTTTGTCTGGGGATATAAAGGCTGAGTTTAGTTCTTCATCGAGGGATATGCTCATAGATGCTTTAGGATTGCCCTTCTTTGTTCCGAGGTTGCGTTTTCTGAGATGAGTAGAGTTTGCCCGCCCTTTGTCTGCACCACCCTCAAAGCGACCGATCTCTTGAGTAATCCGAGAAAAGTCTCTCTGTTTTCTAGTGCCGCCCTAACATACCTAATAGGGCTTTCTGGGTCGCTTTTCATTTCTGACCAAGGGCGTTCCATTTCTGCTTTTGCCTCTGCCCCAGCCCCAGCCTCAAACCAGAAGGTAGCTTGGGTGCTTCCGTCCTCTTTGATTGTCCTCGTTACCGGGTCGAGTTGTCTTGGCTTTGCCCCAAAGGAAGCAACGGCACTCGCCACTTTTATATTAGTAGTTCCCCAGTAGGCTTCGGTCATAAGTTTAGGATTTCGTTAAGAGGTGTAGAACCTCTTTAACTTACATTCGGATAGCCGGTCGCCGAGATATCAAGGGTCACAAACGCATCGTTAGACTTGTTCAGCGTGATGGAATCGATGCGAGTTGTGCCGAGGGTGGTTGCGTTTGCGAGAGCAGACAAGGCCGCCCCTGCGGTCACATTGTAAGCACCAGTAATAGCAACCGAGAGTGAGTAGGAGGTCGTGGCGTTATAGTATCCGATGGCAACGATGTCGCCTGCATTATTGCGGACTTCATTCTTTTCCACATTACGAGCCTCTGAAAAGCTCTGAACCAGTCCGATGCCAGCTTCCCCAACTAAGCCGAAGGACAAGCCCTGCGTGCCAATCGTGACGGCGGCCATTAGATTGAAACCTCGTTAGAAAGTGTGTTTTTCATAATCTCCTTTGCTTGTGTCAAATTATCGTGGGAACACCCGCACCTTTATAAGTTCCCAAATCGTAGAAAAGACCGCTCCCGACACCAAGGCAACCAACCAGAGCTTAGTTTTGATGGTGTGCGACTCCCTCTCTAGGGTGTCCACCTTGCCGTTAATCTTGGCTGTCCATTGGGCTATTTCGCTGGTATGACGCTCTAAAATTGAAATTAACCCTACTTGCCTCTCCTCGATTCTTGCGAGCCTCTCCCTCAAATCTGCAACTTGGTCTGCACTCATACTTCACAATCTTCTGCCCCTTCGCACACGCGAACGCATAGATCGCCGTTGTTATCGTAGAACTTCTCTATGTAGCCCTCAGCCTCAAGCCATTTGAGCGAGGACATAAAATCCTCATAAGTATATTGGTGCATCATACCGACTCTACTTGCTTGGCGTTTGCCCGGCGTCCTCGGCGGCTTGCATATCGCTGTAGTTTGGCAGTGTGTTACTTGCTGACTTTGGTGAGCAGGAGCAGAGTAAGAGGGTGAGGAGGAGGAGGGGCATTATACTATAACCCTCGCAAGAGTGGACATTAGGGTTGTCACTCTGGTGTCTAAGTTTGCAATCGTAAGGCTTTTCCCGATTGAGTAGAAAGACATGCGAGACGCTGAAAATTGGTTAGCAGTTGTTCCAGAAAATCCGCAGAAAACTCCAAATAATTGACTGGCAGGTGTGCCAGATGCAAGAGTTGAGTTAACATCTGAAATAGTCCCACCAGATTGAGTTGCCCTGCTTGAAAAATTTGTACTATTATTTCTTGTGCTTGCTTGAAATCCAAGTGGAGCCGTACTGAAAAGTCTTTGAGTTCCCGCCCTATTTCTGAAAAAAATTTGCGTTGTTGATGAGTAACCTAGGGTTAAGATATTTCCAATAGTAGATTGAGTGCCAACAAATATTCCAGCGGTATCTGTCTGAGTTGCTGAAACATAACAAGAAATATGCGAGTCATTTTGAGGAAAATTTGTTGTATCGTTATTATTGTAGCCAGTAGCCAGATATTTATTTGAATCATTGCCAAGCAATCCAAGCGTTCTGCTATAATCACCAGCTACAAAGTTATTGTTTGTCGGCGCGTTTCCTCGTAACGGAATAATCGCCCCAGCCACAGTTCTTGCTCCAGCCATAATGCAAGAAGTGACAAGTGAAGTCCAGATTCCGTCAGCCTTACAACCAATCACAAAACTATTAATAGCCCCCCGCACTTGAGATTCGAGCCTTTGGCCGTCTGCCGCTTCAACTCGCAGAATATAGTCCCTTGCGTCTGCGTCGAATAATCTGTTCTTAATCCGATTTACTGGCAACGGACAGACTGCCGAATACAAGGGCATCGCCTACTCCTAACTAACTTCCGTCACCCTGGCCGTGCCTGCGGTGGCGAATACAGCCGAGTGGGTGATCGTCGTTTGATGATTGGGCACCTCGTAATAATCTCCCGCCGATAGGCGCACCTGATAGGCGATGGTGGTGCAAGTTGCCCCAACGCTCACATGAAGGTTACCCGCTCCCTCGTTAAAAATAGTCAGCACTTCCCTTGTCGCATTGTAATTAGCCAGAACGGTAGATGCCGTTGTGCTGGTGAAGTTAGAGGTGGTTACTGCCGTGCCTTGCAGGGCGAAGGTGTTGGCGGTAACCGTCCCGCTAATCGCGGGGAGCGAAGCGATGGTTACCGAATTGCCAACCGTGACGGAGGAGATGGAGATTGGAACCGTTCCGCTGATAGATGCGGTGACTGTGCCGATCTGTGCCGTGCCCGCTCCGATGGTGACTGTCCCGCCGCCAATCGTCACCACTCCGATTCTGTTTGTGCCAGCAGGGAGAGCAGAGCCGATGGTGACTGTGCCAGAGATGTATTCTTCCCCTTGAGAATTGACTATTGCTACAGCAAGCCTTCGCCCGTCTGAAAAAGCTTCGTCATTATAAGCCATTTGAAACGGTATTATCGCTCCACCAACCCCACCAAGTCCGTTTGTTCCAAAAACATTAGCCGTCACCGTGCCAGAGATGGCGGGGATGGACGAGATGGTGACGCTATTCCCTACCGTGACTGTCCCGCCCACGGTAACTGCGCTTGCTCGGAGTTGGGTGTTAGTTAGAGATGCGTCAGAAAAGGTTACCGCTTGCGATGCGGGGAAGTTCAAAACGGACACGCTTCCGGTAACTGCACCGAAGGTAGTTGATTGTGAGGCAGGAAAGTTAGAGATTGAAACAACGCTCCCGCTGACTGCGCTCCGCATATCTGTAATCGCTTGAGTGCCAAGGCTAATAACCGTGTGGGCGGTGATGTGTTGCCCACTAGAAAGGATGGTTGAGAGCGTGGTTGCCGATTGATTGCCGTCTAAAATGGAAAGTGCCATATTCTCAAGCTCCTTGTTAAATCACACCCACATACATTGAGTTTCTCTTTTCGTGAAAGTCCAAGAACCGCAAGCCATCGTCTAGTTCTGATGGGGTGCAAATTAAGCTCATCTTCAAGCCCCTCTGCCAAGCCCTTTTAGCCGTCCTAATCGTCGGGGTTTGACCAGTAATCCGTGCCGTATAAACCTTTGTATCGACTATATTGTTTTGAATCTTGGTAAAGAGGGGTGGAGTTTCAGAATAGAAAGCCTCGAATATAGAGCAGTATTCGGAGTCAAAAGCCTCTTGGCTAATCTTGGCCGCCGTGTCGGAGTAGTCGATTGAAACAGAAACTTCATAAACCCCTGTATAATTGCCAAGAAGCTGACCCCCAACCGATGCAGAGATTGTGGCTGATGGAAATAGCTTTGCACCTACCCTATTAGTCTTATAGACATTGAGACTGGGGATGTTGGCTAGGAGATTGTCTAAAGCATCCTCCACATTGATTTGAACGCTGTTGTTCATTTCTTTGCCGTTGCGGTGATGTCTAGGGTCATAGCCCTTGACCAAGTTCTGTTCTGCCCAATCACGGCAGGGTTGTCCCCAGTCACCTTTGCCACATAGAAGGTGATGTTTGAGTGGTCGGTGAGGTAGCTCGCTAGGTCTGGGTCACGATAGAGTTGTTCTAGGATGTCATAGAATTTGGCGTCGAAGTCGGCTCTTGCCGTGGTGTCTGCCCTTGCTACATAGGTTATTGAGGCGGGGGTTTTGAATACACCAGAGAAAGGCACAAGCTCCTCCCCGCTGATGCTGGCTTGAACCGTTACGCTTGGCATCGTGCGAGCCGTCCCCCTCTCGCTGGTGAAAAAGTTCACCCCAGTAACGCCAGAAACAACATTAAGGAGGGCGTTCTCCACCTCCCTTTCTATTGAGGCCATTAGGTAGTAATTTCCGCAAGCTCGATAGTGAAGGACAAACCATCGGTGCTTTGCGAAAATCCTCCGATCATACGCTCCACCCCGCTCACGGTGCAGAGTGAGCCAATCGTGGGAGCAGAGATTGCTGAAGCCAAGACAACGACAGACTGGGTGACTCTAAATACCTCCCCGCCTATCTCAAGTTCACTAGCGGTGGTGAGGTCTGTGACTGATGCGGAAACTGCGGAAGAGGCAAGCCCGGTGACTGTTTGGAACATATCGGCAATCATAAATTGCAGATCAGTTGAGAAGTAAGAGGTGTCGATTGTCCCCGCCATAAAATCACCTCCTATGTCAATCCATCCTTGTTAGCCCCTCAAAGTCGAAAATGTTGTCAGTTTCCCACTCGTTCTTCTGGGGGAAGAAGCCGGTTTGCTTGTCTTTCCTAGTTGCCGAAGCAAGGATTATCGGGGTGCTATTGATTGCCCAAAAGTCCGTAGCCCCTCGGATTGCCTTTGCCATCTGCTCAACCGATGGGGCGGTGTAGGTGCTTAACCCTTGAATCTTTATGTCGGCTGGGCATAGGACAAAGAAATTGTCTTTGCCCATAGTTTGCCTAGCCCTTACGATTAGTTCTAGTGGGTTTCGATAGTATCCTTGAGATAGCCCAAATGGGGCAACTAGGTTGTAAGACTCTGGAAGTCCCTCGGCTGGTTTGTCGTCTAGCTTATCTAGGACAATGTTAGTCTTGTCTGCTTCCTTAATCTCTGGATGGCTATAAATAAAGTCAGTCCAGCTTCTTTTGCTTTTCCGATAAGCCTCGTACTGGTTCGGCCATACCTCAAGATCAATAACATCACCCATCCTATGCCCAGCCTTCACATAGCTAGTCAGTTCAAAAACTCCGTGGTATTGAGCGAGGCAATCAAAGAAAACTTCGTGGCCTTGGTCGGCTAGATGCTTGGCGGCTGGCAGGCAACGAAGCACATCCCCCAACCTTTGCGAATACTTAATAGTTTTAACACTCATCGGCAACGCTCTTGTCTGTTATGAATGGCAAATAATCTCTCAACCGAACTGGGCTGGTTGTTTGTTGTAGCCTCTCCCATCCCTCGACTAGCCCTTTATACCCATAGAAATCTTCCTTGAATTGTGCTTGCTCCTTTGTGGCGTAGGCGAAGTGGTCAAAGGTTAGCCCCCAAGTTTCAGTCACTCCCCTTGGAATCATCATTGACTGGACATTTAGTTTGGGCGGTTCGTGGCTGGTAAAGTGAATATCCTTCCCCCACTTCCAAGCCCTAAACCATTCGTACCAGTTCGAGCCAAAGCCCTCCCTAGTCACTACTTTTTTATTCTGCCCCACATAATAGTTACAATGGAACTGCATCGCTCGCCCCTCCTCGCATCCCTTGAGATGCCCGAAGATTGCCTCTAGCTGGTCGGCTCTCCATATCTCATCAGAGTCGATCTCCATCACAACTCCCCCCTCCACTCCTCGCAACGCTTCGCCAATCATCGCCAGCTTGCCGGGGAAGGGCTTGGCTTGCCAACAAACTGAAACATTCTTGTCCTTAATGCTCTCAAGATATTCGTGCGTTCCATCTACGCTCACAAAGTTCTTATGGTACTTCTCTGGAACTTGCTTGCACCAGCGGGTGCATCCAAGAGGCTCGGCCACTCCCTCGACAATCCTCCACTCCCACGGAATCTTGAGTTTCTGAAATTCTGATAGATGCCTTTGGATGTAGGGCATCCCATTGAGGACGATGGTAAAGATGGTTAGCATTTCAAGCGACCATAAATAACGCTAATCTCTGGACAGAAAGAAATTGAGTCGTGCCGGTAGCACTCAAACCCAATCGAATCAAACCAAGCCATAAACTCCTCTAACCAAGCGTCTGAATAGTGTAGCTCGATGGCAATTTCTTTTAGATTGTGGACATTCCCAATTTGCAGAAGTTGAGTCTCGTCTCCCTCGATGTCGCACTTAATGTGGGTGATAGAGTTCTCTGTTATCCAAGTATCCATTTGGAATGCGGAATCTGCCTTTTCGCACAAGAACTTTCCTTGTGGGTATTGTTGAGAAAGGGTTTGAATGTCTCCTTGGTTTATGTCCACCCCCATATAAAACTCTGGCTTTTGTGATAGAAAATACTTAGTCGTTCCGTTGGCCTCTTGCCTTTCTGATTCAGTCCAGAACGCACACCCCAAGTCAAGCACCCTGCCGCCAGCTACATTAAGATGTTCCCAATGGATTTCGGGTGATTCCGATGTGATGATTCCCTTGGTCATAGCTCAAAGATGGCCGCACCATTACGAACCGACCAATCTTCCCAAAGCAGTTTGGCAAATCCCTTGAGCTTGTTATAGTTCGCCAAATTCTTAATGTCGTTCACATCGTCCAATGCGATGATTGCTTTCTCTGCTAGGAAGGGACGGACGCAACGCAACTCTGCCTCACCCGAAAAAGGCGAGCCATCAATTAGAACAAAGTTAAAATCTACATTATGTTCAAAGTGAATATCCTCTATGGCGTTGGTTGAATATGGAAAGGCGGTTTCTAGGCAGACATTATGCCAACCCAGAACTGTTTCGAGCGGGTATTGGTTTAGGTTTGTTTTGATGGTTCGATAAAATTCCTCGATGTCGTTCTTGTTCATCCAGAGCTTTGATAGGGTTGCCGTTCCATTGATAGCAACGCCTCCCCTTGCAGATAGATTCATCGAATGCCTTCCGATGCGATCGGGGTGGTTCTCGATGCTGAATAGTCTTTTCGTCCTAATACATTGAGTCGAGCCGTCCCCAGTTCCTCCCCCGATCTCTAGCCCTACTTCTAGTCCCTCGCTATATTTTGCAAGGGCTTGGCCGAAGGGGTCGTGGATGCTTATTTCTTGCACTTTGCGTATCCAGTAAGAGCCTTCACGATCACATATTGAATGACTGCTTCCTTGTCGTGCTTTAACGCAATCATCCCGCACTCATACAAATCTTTCTCTGCTTTTTCGTCATAGGTAATATCAACCTTCACATACTTGGTGGGGTCGGGGCGAGACTTCCCGAATTTAATCATACCAAGCCCCTTGGTATCTTCCCCCTTTTTTGCTTTCCTACATCCAATTATTTGCTTTGCGTTTTTCATAGATTGCTTTCCCCCTTTGGTAGTGTTCGGGTTTATTGTGGTTTTTAAGTAGGTCATCGGGGTTGCCTCCGGTGAACATCGGATTCTCGTGTTTGAATTGGATATGTCTAGCCTCAACTATTACCCTATCCTCATAAGCTCGGTCGGTCACCTCGTTGTCGGAATATATGCCATCGGATTCTTGATATTCTGGGCAGAACATCTCCCCCTGTTTCTTGAGCCTAGATTGCGTCAGAATCGCCATACAAAGCAGTTTATCGGTTCGGAGGCCATCTGATACTGCCAACACTTTCTCCTCCGCTGTATCCCCCATAGCGGTCGAAATTAGGGCATCCCAATGGCGGGGTGGTGTCCAATCATCGCTCATTTGAATGATAATGTCCCCCTTGGCTAACTTTGCCCCTGCGTTCCAAGCGTTGACGATGCCTCCGGGATTGCACCTAATGGCTTGGTGGGGGGTGTAGTCGACGGCCTCATCGTGATCGACCATAAACAACCATTCAACCTCTAGGGGCTTTTGGGCTAGGGAAAGCCATTGCCAGCGTCTTTGCCAAGCGACTTGTGGCCTTCCTTTGGTGGCGTGGATAATGCTGATCTTAGGGGCTGGTCGCATCTTCTTAATCTTTTCAGCTTCGCTAGCCTCTCCCACACACACCGAGGCCGTCTCATATAAGTCCATCGCTTGCCAGTTGTAGATTGCCTCGACAAGATTCCAGTAGTGGGTTTTTGGTCTATGCAAAGTCATACAAGCCCTTGCCGAGCCGTAGGTCTTTATCCAGTTGCCCTTCCCCGCCCAATGATTCGCTATATAAAAATAAGCCTCTCGGCGGTCTGGTTGCAGGGCTACTGCTTGCCCTAGATAAGAAAGCCTCTCATTGTCTGGAACGCATCGGCCAAGATTGCAAAGCACATCATAGCGAAGCGTATCTTCTAGCTCTGAAAAGGTTAAGGCTCGCAAGCTGGACTCAATACACTTGTCCATCTGATTCGATAAGAAGTATTCTTGAGCTTGGTAGTAAAGGGCGTTTGGGGCGGTGGAAAGCGTGTCGGCTAGGATGTTGAAGTTCCTTTCCGCACTTTTGGCCTTATAGCCGTTAGGTTTGTGGATTCTGAAAATCTTATCTAGCCCAATAGTTTTGTTTGGCTCTTTAGTAACAAGCATTTCGTGGACTCGGTTCTTCCAATGGCAAGTTCCCCTCTTTGAGATTTCTTCTCGGAGGGGAATGAGTCCGGCGTTGTCCACATTGTACTTTAACGCTACGAGGTGAGCGTCTTTCTCAACGGCAAGGTCAATAGCTTCTTCGACAACCTTCGCCCCATCCTCGGCCATTATATCGTCAGCATCGACCCATAAACACCATTCATTTGAACACGCACCAAGAGCCGTGTTCCTTGCGGTTGCAAAATCGTCTATGTGAGGCCAATCAGTTCTTTGATTCTGGTAGTGAACGATTTTCGCACCCAGACCTTTGGCAATTTCTTCTGTTTTGTCTGGGACAAGATTCCCCCTAGCGATGCAGACAACAAGCTCCGCTGAAATGGGTTTGAAACTTTCCAAACATCTGCCAATGTATTCTTCTTCATTGCCAGCAATTAAATAGGTGGAGATAGGATATTTCAAGGGGATTTCGGAGTTGAGGATTTTAGCTCATAAGGATGTCAAAAAAGAAAAGGGGGGAGAGCTTTCGCCCTCCCCCCATTCCTATGAAACAACCAACAATTCTTTAGGCGAAGTTTGTGGTGATACGAACCGCCGCATTCGGGTCAATCACGACCTCGTCGGTGTTCATACGCACACGCAACACTTGGCTACGGCGAGATTCGTCACGATAGCTTTCAGAGACGAAACCACCAGCCGAGTCACCCGACCAGACCAAGGTGCGTCCGATTCCACCAGCGGTGAACTCACCACCAGACACTTGACCAACGATGATCTTGGTGTCCGGAACGATGAACGAACCAGAGTAGGTCTTGTTCTTGCCAGCGGTATTATAAGCCGCACGACCAACAAGGAGATTCTGAACTCCCAGAGCCGCCGCAATCTCTTGTTCAGAGAGCAAACGAGCACCAGTATTCGAGACAACTCCGAAGAACTGATTTTGGAGAAGGGTGGAGCGTCTGATTAACTCAAACACATTGGCAGACATCGCAACGCAGTTGGACTCATAGCCGTATTGGGCAAGAGCCAACTTGGCCGCCGCCACATCACGAGCCACATCGACTGTTGCAACTAACGCTTGCGTATAGGCAACTGCACGAGTCTGGTCAGCGATTGTGAAGGGAGTCGTTGCGTTCCAGAGAAGATCGGCCACCCGCTTCTCGTGGGAGAGCTTCAACTGACGAAGCAAGAACTTCGCAGTTTCGGCCTCATATGCAAAAAACCTATTCAAATCTTTTGCACTATCATCCGGTACGAGTTCCTCAAGTCCTACCTCGTTCGTTGCGTAGTTTGCAGAGGCGAAGGAACGAATCCCTCGGCTGTAGCTAGAACCACTTTCACGAGCGAGTGCATTGTTGGAGAGCAATTCTCCACCAGCTAATTGAACTTTGAGGTATGTTCCAGCCTTTGCATCAACATTCTGCAAAGGGAGCAAATTCGCTCCAATCAAACCGACATCGGCTTGAGGGGCTTCGATCAACGCTTGGTTTAGATCTGCCCGAATAGTCGTTCCACCGCTTACATATGCCATATATTTATATTCTTTCTTGGTTGGTTAAATTACTGGGTTAAGGGAACTGCAACTTCGATTACTGCATCAGCAAGAGCAGTTTCGAGAGCAACGCCAACAACGCCGAGATTAGCCGCCGCCGTGGTTACGAGGCCAGAACCAGTCGTAGCAACGAGGTTACCAGCGGTGATTCCATACTCGGAAGTTGCGAAAAAGGTTGGGTAGAACAGCTTAACTGCACCGTTGTCGCCAGCCGCCACATCGCTGATGGTAGAGCCAACGCAACGAGCAGAACCGGAAACAGCCGCACGAGCCGTGCCATCCGTATGAACCTCAACGAATCGGTAAGCCGAGATCGCTGAAGCAAAGTTAAAGGTGCGAACTGCACCACCGTCAATATTTGTAGCCATTTTATTTAATCTTTCTTTTTAGAGTTTGGTAATACCACGAGACAGAGCCTCGGTGTATTCGGTTGGGTTAGAGAGCATCACGGCTTTCATTGCCTTGAGCTTGCTTGTTCCGTAGTCGCTATGGGCGGCCACGAGAGCTTCAAAAGTTTTGGGTTCTTCCTTTTTCTGGGAAGGAACTTCGATTGAAGGAGAGGCGGGGATGGGCTTAATGCCGAACTCGGTCAGAACTTTCTTCACGACTTCGCTCATCTCCTCTTGCTTTTCCTCATCAACAGATTCGCCTTCGGCTTTTGCACCCTCGGCAACTGCCTTATCTTCTTTGGCAACAGCTTGCTCGTCTACAGGGGCTTCGGCCATCTTTTCGTTCTTGGGTTTCATCGAATCTTCAATGGCCGCTAGGCGAACCTTGATGTCCTCGATATCTTTCATATAATTGTTTTCCATATTTGTTTTGTCCTTTTTGTCAAATGGAGCTTCCTCCACGGCTTCTTTGGCTACGGCTGGGATGGTCTTGCCTCCCTGCACATAACCGAGTTTTTCCATAAACTTCACCATCTCCTCAAACAATCCGTTTGTGGCGGCTGGGCTGGAAACTAAATCAGCAGAGGCGATGCTCTGGGGGCGAATGTAATCCTTGCCTTCGATGGTTTCGGATTCGTTCACAAAGGCTAGGGAAACGCCGAACTGGTCGGGGGCTTCGGATGCCATCTCTTTGATTAGGCCGTAGTGGGGGGAGTTGCGTAGTAAGCGAAGGTCGGCCACCAGCTTGTCTCCATCGATGCGGGGATTCCTTAAAAAACCTACGACGGCCTCCAATCCAGAGCCATGATTCATCTTTGCCTTAGTGCCATTTTTAGCCTCTTGCATAAGTTTGAGGGCAGTCTCTAGGCTTGTTTTATCCACAAAAAGGTCGTGTCCTTTAGCCTCTCCCACCTCCAAAATGCTCACCCCGCCTAGCTCCATTTCCTCCATCTCCTCATCCCTGTAAGTAGAATAGGCAACCGCCGCCCTCTGAGTTTCATCTGGGAACTTGGATACTGCCTCTTCGTCACCCATAAAGCGGGATACAAAGTCTTGTTCGGATTCGTCTGCGGAAGGTAGGGGCAGGGGCATAAGGCTTTCTATATGTCAAAAGCACCTAATAAACTAGGTCTTCTTCCATAGATGGCTCGGCGACTTCTATAATTTTTGCCCCAACTTTGACCAGTTCTTGTGCTAGATTGCCGCCTAGAGAGCCGTCTGCGGGGCTGTATGATGCCAATAGGTCAGAATATATGGATTCTATTAGCTCTAAAACAGCCTTGTTTTTCGTGTTTATTGAAATCTCTCCATCATCTATGATGATTGAGATGTTTTCCCCTAAAAAAGAAATTGTAATTTTAGTCATAGAATGCCTTATTTAAGTCCTCTTGTCTTCTTGAGTAGCCTACCAGTTGCAATCCCAGACACAAGATCAAACCACTCTGGGTCGGCTTGAGCAAACTTAACTGGGTTGTGATGCAGTAATTCTAGCCCCATAGAATAAACCTCTGTGCTTGCCAATGACTTGGAGCTTGCCCCAACAGTTGTCTCTCGATATACCTTTCCGGCATAATAAGCGGCTTTTTTTGATTCTCTTTCTGGAAATACAGCCTTAAAAGATTTTTCAAAATCGTCTGGCGATCCTTGCTCACTCTTTCCAAACCCATACCCCCTAAAAACCCTTTGGAATCTTTCAATCTTTTCTCCTTTAGTTCTTTTTTTAAGGAAGTCAGAACACAAGTCGTGTGCCTCTGGGCTTCCGTTTTCAACTTGATGTCCGTATTCGTGAAGTATTGTCTTTAAGGTTGTATTTTTATTAATTACTATTCCATTTAATGCCCCAGCTCTCGTCCCATCAATAAATTCTATTGTTTGTCCATCTGAATATTCTCTGCTTGTTCCTGAATATTTTATTGGTTTTGAAAGCGATTCGGAGTGTATGCTGGGATTGAAGATTGATCTTAAAACATCTTGTCCTTTTTCTCTTGTTTTTGTTGCAAGATCGCCCTTGCTTTCTCTTATTGATCTTTTGTCTGTTGCTATTGCCACTTGTTGTTTTTGTTTTAATTCTTCTGTGGCCTTGCTTAATTGTTCTGGGGTAAATCCGTCTTGTTTGTTTATATCTAGCATATCCTTGCGAATGGCATTAAGCCCAATTTCCCTAACTTTTTGCCTTGCCTCTTGCATAAGTTTTTCTGGCCTTTGCAATTCCTCTTTTAAGGCTTGTCTTTTATTAAACTCTTGCTCTAGCTGTGACTTGGCCTCGGCATAACTTTTGGCATCTACACCGGGCTTGTCTCGTGTTTCGACTAGATTTGAAATTTTAAGTTGAGTTTCCTTTAGATTTTGTTGTATTTCTTGGTATTTGCTTTCTGCGGATACTAATTCTTTCTGTGCATTTGCTGTCTCTTTAATTATATTTTCTCTAATCGAATCAAATTCTTTTTGATTTTCTTTAATAACTGGGTCTAGCGATGCTCTCTCTTTGCTGTCATATGCCTTGGTCGCATTTGGGAATTTAGATTTTATGGTTGGCTTTTCTTCTGTTGGCTTTTTTGTTCCAGCAGGGAGTGGCGGGGGCGGTGGTGGCAGGGGTGGCTTTGGTGCTGGTGGTTTTGGAGGAAGTGGTTTCTTGCCTTTGCCGTCTTGTTGGGTTGGCCTTTTATAATCTTTGGGGAATTTCCCTCCGGGTCTGGTTGGAGTATAGCCTCCCTTGAGTGGTGGTCTCCCATAGCCAACAGCACACTTATTATCTGGCCCGAAAGTACCGCCATCATCTTGTCCACAATCCCTGCCTGCAACGAACTCGGTTTTCTCGCTACATATTTCCTCTAACAAATCGCCGTCTGCTTGGCGGTAGGAGTCTTTGACTTCACCGCCACCAGCCATCTTGAGAAACTTATTCACCCTAGCCATCGCCCAAGCGTTGCGTGAGTTGGGTTTCCCACCGGTAATCGTTGGCCTAAAGCTGGTAGAGAACGCACCCGCCCCCCTGCGAAAAACTTTCTTCAATGCCCCAATGGTGGGGGCTTTTCTTGCGGGGTGCTTGTCCTTGAACTCGGCGATCTTGTTCTTGAGGGCTTCTTCGTTCTGCTCTGAAATCTCAATGTCCCCTGCTTTGCTTCTTGTGGATGCCGTGCCTTCGGGGTTTTCTTTCGAGCCTTTGATTCTTTCTTTAGGAGGGGCTGGGGTTTGGGAGACTGGTCGGGCTAGTTCTTCTTTCTTATCGGTAATCGGCCCACCAACAATCCAAGCGTCACAAGTCCTTTTGGCCGCACACTTAAAGTCAAAAATCTCGCAATATCCTAGATCGCCAGCCACCGCAACCTCATCAGCATCAATCCCTATCCCGCCTTTTATGCAATTTAGAAGTTTGCTGGTTTGGTTGAAAGCCGCACAATTTCCGCAAAGCATTTTCTTTGCCGTGGATACATCGCCTTGGAACTCGTCTGCCTTGGCTTTCCAGTAGTCCTCGTTGGGTTCGTTAGGATTGGCTGGGCCGTAGTTTGCATCGTCCACGGCTGTCTGCCTATTGGCTAGATTTGTTTTGATGTCTTGAGTGGGCAGGGGGCAAGTCTCTGGTTCTGCTAGTTCTTTCTTGTCCCTAGATTCCATCTGTCCAACTACTTTCCTAGCCCAAGAATATCCAGCATCCCCACCCCATCCATTCCACGCTTGCCAGCCCTTTCCTTGCTCCGCAAAGGTCGAGCCTTTCTTGTCCACTTCGTGCCTATCGAAAAAGGCTTTCATTCTTTTGATGGTGTCGGGAGACATCTTAACCCCATTGATTAAATCTCTCGCCCTAGCAAGGCCAACAGGGGTCATTCCCCTTTGGCTGGGTGGTTTTGTCTCCCGCACATCTAAGGCTCTTTTAGCGGCATCCCTAGCTCCTTCTGGGGGTGTAAAATCAATCCCATCGTATTTTGCTAACTCAATCCCGCCCATCATCCCCTCAATCAGCATCTTAATAGAAGCTGGGTCGAGGCTTTCTAAAATCTCTAAACTACTTTTTTTTTGTGAGGTTGCCGTGGGGGCGGTCGGGGGCATAGTAGGTTCTGGGGCTGGGGGTGTTGAGCCTCCCGAAGAATCCCCTTCTTGGTCTTTTGCGATCTGCTGTTTCTCTTCTTTGGTCGTGGGGATAGTTGTCCCAATGTTGACTCCCGCCACGATTGCCCTTGCTTGGTCTGGGCTGATGGTCGGGAAGGCGGCGGTGATGATAGATACTGCACCCTCCTTGGAAACTGCACCCATCGCCACGGCATTGATAACATTGATAAGGGAGGCAACTTGCGCTCCATTGAGTGAAGCACCACCGAGCATATCCTCGTCCGAAGGTTGTCCAGCGGGTGTCTGTTCGCCTTCTGTTGGGGTCGCTTGTGCTTTTTGTGAATCTCTGGTCAATCCCTCTGCGGCAATGTCGGAAATCGTGTCTGCCGACACTTCGTACTCTCCAGCCAAATCCTTCACTAGCTTGGCCTCAATCGCCCTTTGTCGCATAGCACTCTCAAAATCTTGGCCTCTCTCTGCGTAAATATCGGCGGCAGTTCTGAGGCCGGTCTTGAACTCGGAGATGGCCGAGGCAGATTCTCTCCCTAAATCAATAGATACATTCGCCCCAAAGTTAAAGATGCCCTTCGTCGTTCTTGTTCCAACATTGTTCTCAATCAATCCCCTTGCCACCCCATCGGCAATCACGATGTTCTTAATGGGTCGAAGAACTTTATCATCTAGGAGCTTCTGGTATCTGCGGAAGGTTCGCCCTGCTTGTTGCATCTCAAGGCGAGCAGTCGGGCCACTCATAGCGGAAGGGTCAACGGCGAAGCTGTAAGGGATGCCAAGGCCAAGGCAGATATTGCGGAGGAGAATCTTGTGGAACTCTGCGAACGCACCAGAGGGACGGCTCGGCCCATCGGGAAACACGATGTCCTCACCCGGCTCTAGGTAGGAGATTTTGCCAGACTCAATCGCTTCTAGCTTGATAGTATCACCATTAACATTCTCATCGTTTGTGAGCGTGGAGAGATCAGAGGCATTGTTGTTATTCCTGCGAACAACTGCGGATTGAGAAGAGGCAACTCGTGCCGCCATCTTCTCAAAGTTCACGATATCGTAAATGTCTGTGCAATCATTTATGGCCGTATGGAAAGCGGAGATTCCTCGGTACTGGTCGATGCGGAGCGGGTCGAATAGGTGAAAGGCTTGGCTTGCGGGGATTGTTGCTTGGTAGGTGTAGAAGTCCCCGATGCTTCGGTTGTAAATATCGTAGGCACTCGGCGCACCAGTATCCCGATCAATATGGATTCCACCGATCAAATCTAGGCTTGTATAAACCTTAAATGGGTCGCCTACTCTATCTGCCTCGATGCCCTGAATCTTTAAGTTGCCATCCTTATCGCGAACCAAAACGAAAAGGAAGTCACCATCCCGGAGCATACTCATCATTGCGACCTGCATAAGGGTTGAGCCGGTGTGCCTTGTGGAGATGTCGCACTTGTCCCACCACTCTGCCCAATATGCCTCAACCTCTGTATTGACCTCGGGGTTTTCTGTTCGGGCTTGGTAGGAAATGTTTGCGGCGGTGTGGCTGGCGAACTTCATAAGGATGGAGCGAACAAGGCCGACATTCTCTGCCAAGTCCCTCGCCCTTTTCATCAGCTCCACTCGGTCATAGTTAGAACGATAATCTTCCGCACCAGAAAGCGAACTCGGCCCCTTGCGTTCCCTTGTATATTTGACCGCATCGTAAGAGAAGTTGACGAGCTTTTGCCGTGCAATCATACGATTAACTGCCCCCTGCGGGTTCAGAAAGGCAACAGCTTTATCGATTAAGTTTAGCTGGGCTTTTTTCACGAGAAGTTGGCGTAGGTCGTGCGGATACGAGTGCCGTTGGCAGACTGGATGGCAAGGGTTAGCTCTGCGATAGTATCACGAACTTCCCCAAGATTCGCCCTAGAAAAAGAGCGTCCCGCTATCGAATAGCTAGACCCAGCCACCGCAATCGCCTCAAGACAAGTCACATACTTATCACGCAGAGAAGTTAGGGTGGCAAGGGGTAGCCCAATGAAATCACCCTTCGCCATTCTCAACCTCCTCTGTCAAACTTGCGGGGGAAACTTTGAGCCTTCCGTGGAGTGCCGCCCCCACGATATTCATGCACTCACAATCCATTAAATGATTGTGCTTCCCGACTTGCTTCCATACAAGTCTTTCCCTGCCAGTCATAGGATTTTTCACTCTTACCTTCACCTCTGCTTCGATATGCACCTTCCAAACATCCGGCGTATCTAGGGCGATGAATCCCTCCTCTTTGAGAAGCTGGGAGAGTATGTCTTTGATGGATGGGTTCGACCATCTCCAAATCGGGCAGAGCTTCCACTTCCACCCCGCCCTTGATTGAACTGCCTTACCAGAGAAGGGGTCGCCATTTGCGATTCGAGCGTATGGCCTTTGCACCTTCTGCTCATTGACGATCTCGGAGAAGCTGGTCTTGTCCGAGCCAACCAACGCCACCCAGCCGTTCTTGCAACAATTCAAATATACATCTCTGGTTTGATCGCCCGAATCAATTAAGACACATTTATCCTCAACACCAAACTCGTCTTGTTTTGCCTTTATGTCGCCCCAAGTTTCTAGCCTACCCGCCCACACAAGCCTTGGTTTGCCCTCTAAATCCCAAGCCCTCACAACGCACCAAGCGTGGAAGCCCCCAGCCTCTTGAATGTCGCAACTCATAATCAGCTTATCGCCCATCCGAACCTCGCCCATCTTGTAAGCACCGGGAACGATCTGCATCTTTTCTGATTCGTGTTCCATCCAAGGCTCGGCAAGAACTCGGTTCACGAAATCTTGCAGGCCGATAATCCCGCTGTGCTTATCTTGTAGGAACTTGACCGCCAAGCTCCCGAAGCTAACCCACGGAGCGTATAGGCCGTTGAGGTGATACGAGCGTCTGGCTGGTTCGCCCTTGGGATTGGTTGCCCTCCACTCCCCTTCTCTGAGCATCTTGGTTTTTTGGCCGTCCTGAATCTTGCCCTTGCATCCCTCGCATTCGTAGTAGGTCGAGGATTTCACTAGGGCATAATCATAAACGCCATCTTCTATCTTGGCGGCCTCGTCCCACTTCACTTGTCCCCAGATTAGTTTTTGTTTTAATCCACAATGGGGGCAAGGCACAAAATAGAAACGCATATCGCCCTTCTGCCATTCAGCCCAAATTATTGAGTCGGCAGTTGTCGGGGTGCTAGTTGCTATGATTAAATGATTGGGGTAGGTGCTGACTCGTGCTTCCGCTAACTGCACCGGATTGGCCTCCCTCCCCGACCCTGCTTGCTCTGGAAACTTGTCCACCTCATCCATACAGAGCAAAGCAATCGAGCGACTAGAAAGAGCCGAGGCACTTGTTCCCGCCCACCAGACTGAGCATCGCTTAAAATGTTGCTCTAGGATTTTGATTCGGTCTGTATTTTCTGGCCGTTCTTTGGCTAGGGCTGGGCAATCGTCCACCATCGGAAGCCAGCGGGTTTCTGTAAATGATCGGGCTAGATGTTCCGAGGGCATCACCCACAAGACCGGGCAAGGCCGCTCTGCTACTCGGTAGGCTAGGCCAGCGAGAATCGTTGTAGTCTTTGAGGTCTGCGCCCCCCATACCAACACCACCCTCCGAATTGAATCATCACCAAAAGCCCCTAGGGGTTCACGAACATAGGGCGTGAGTGTTGTCGAATATGCTCCGGGTATGTTCGTTACCCTTGCCGAGAGCGTAAGGTTTTTCTCTGCCCATTCTGGAATTGATAGTTGCTCTCTTGGCTCAAAGAAACTACGGCTGAACGCCCCGATGTTCATCTCTTAACCAGATAATCTTTTGCATACGCCCACGCTGGGTTCATATGGATTTTGTGATGGCACTCAAAGCAAACCGCCAAGAAAAACTCAACCTCATTAAGCCTATCCCCGAACCTCCCTCGCCTATGGTGAACTTGGCTCGCCATCTTGTTTTGGCAAACTTGGCAGACTGGTGTGTTGCCTAGAAACTTCTCTCGCACATCAGAATAGACCTCGTTTTGCTTTCGTCTCTTGGCAGACACTCGGAGTAGTTTCCCCCCTCGCTTGAGTGGGGTTTTGCGTTTGAGGGGCGAGCGTTTCATTCGTCAAAGAACGGCAGAATCAATCCTAGCAAGCCGAGGGTGGCGATGATGACGAGGAAACATTCATTCACTTGTTTATCCACTTCCCGATGCACTCAAATAAAGTGGCGAGTAGATAGGCCAGAATAATGCAAGTCCAGAATGCCACATTGAGTAGCACGATTCCAAGCACTATTCCGACACCTATTTTTAGCCCTAGTATCATTTAAACGCCCCCTCTGCTTTCTGGATGGTAACGAAGATTTGATTGATTCCGTCTTGGATGGCTTGCTTGGCGCACTCTGGGTCTGATGGGTTTGCTCTGGCCGCTAGGCTCGAAGGAAGGGCATCCAGAAGCGATCTGATTGCTCCGTGCCACTTCGTTATCCATTCCTGCACTTCCCCCATCCGAACTGTGACTCGGCTCACTTCTTCCCATCGAGCGTGTTCCATTTCGGCTTCTGCGACTCGCTTTTTTGCTTCGCCCCATCCTTGCACCGCCGCCCTCATAGCGACTGGGTTTTTTTCGTTGGCCGCCCTCTGAACTAACGAGTAGGCAACTAACTCGGCTCTCCTCGCCCGATGTAATCGTCCAAGCGGATTTCCCAATTTGATCGACTCGGCATCCGAGTTCTCTGATGTCTCTGATAAGTTCGCTGATGCTGACAAGATCGGCCTCGCCCTGCTTGGCTTCTTTTGATTGGCTATTTTCCAACGCTCTGCATCGACTACGCTCGTAAGGGGCATACCCGCTTTTACTAACTGGGAGATTGCCCCCCTTGTTAGCCCCCACTTCTCGCATAGCTCTTTTTGTCTTATCATTTCTCACAAGGGCTTCCCACACGCCAAGCATTTCTCGCCCTCTCCACCCTTCTCATCTTCTGGGCTAGTGGCCTCCATCATCTTTCCAATCTCATCCAAGCTGAACCCGGTAATATCTATGTCGATCTCCCCTGCGTCCAGTTCCTCTAGGATGTCTTTGAGTTGGGGCATATCAAATTCGCCACTCAATTTATTAAGAGCTAGGTTCGCCGCCTTCTCTTTTGCCTCATCCAACCAGACCGCCCATACCTCGATTTCATCTTTGCCGAGGGCTTGATAGCATTTCAGCCGCTGATGGCCTCCGACTATGTTCCCGGTCTTGGCGTTCCAAGTTATCGGCTGAAGATTCCCAAGTTCGCTCAAAGATTTTGTGAGCCTACCCAAAGCATCAGAAGTAATTTTTCTGGGATTGTATTTTGCGGGAGAAAGTTCGCTGATTCTTTTTGTTAGAAGTTGTGGGTATTTCATATAAGAATCATTTCGACTTTCATTCTTTCAAGGGCTTCAGATAGGTAGCTTGGGATAATAATGTCGTTTGGCATTATTGCCGAAACCCTATACCCCGCCATTATATAAATGAAAATTTGCCCTATCATTCTTTGAGATGTTCCGGGATCACACCTTTGCTTGCATTCGTATATATGGTTATCTTCTTTTACAAAAAAATCCGCCCTTAGTCCCGATCTCCCCTGCCCAATTTGGTTTGTTTTCCATGTTTCCTTTTCCTCGACAACGCCCTTGCCGATGTTTGCCGCAACAACATATTGGCGAGCATCGGGCATCATTTTCTTTTCCGATGTGTATTTTTTAGACAAGACCCCAATATTCTTTTTGCGGGGGTATTTCAAATTGCAATTCATTTTATTCCGCAAAATTTTATACGCTTTTGTTTTATATACCCAATTCCATGCGGTTGATTTGTTTAGGCCGAGTTGATTTGCCGTGATCTCAATCGGTATCCCAGCCCTTAATGATTTGATCAGAATGGCGGTATTTTTTCGTGCTTCTATATACTTTGCCTTTCGCATTTCCATCGTTTTCTTAATGCGATGTTCTTTTTGTAGCTCCATCTGTTCTGCCGATAGGCCAAGTGATATCTTTCTTTTTTGCTCTCTCCATTTAAGGGCATCATAGCTTTTTGTTTTTTTGAGCCATCGTAAGGCTATTTCTGGACAAGCCCCGCATCTTTCTATTGATTCAAACAAAGAAGAACCAACCCTAATTGCCCTAATAACTTTGGCCGTTATAGTTCTTGCCTCTGATCCCCTTTTGAATATTTGCCCAACCATCCTTTTTCTTTCCTTAATCCGGAATGCGTTGCCCCATCTTTTTGTCTGATATGGAAAAGTTTCAATGTTGTTGCGCTTAAAGATTCTATGAAGTGTCGTTTTGGGAATAAGCGTTTGATTGTGAATTTTTCTCATACCTAGCCCAGTTGCCCGAAGCTCTAAAACTTTGGCCTCATCATAAATTGTGCGACCAAATTTATTCTTATTAATTTTTAGAGATTCTGTTTGCATAAGTGTGTTGAGATAAAGGTTTTAGACTAAACTCGTACAAAAAGTTTGCGGTCGGAACCTGTTTTGGAGGGATTGGGCAGATAGGAATCTGTTAACTTGTTGACACCACGCACTAATGACCCTATCTTGCGTAAGTACCCTATACTCAACGACCCTGCTTGCGTAAGTCGCACTTGTGCCTTGTGTAGAATCTTGCGTAAGTCGCATATCCCTTTTGTCATAGCTCCCCCCCTGCCTCTTTGAACGCCTCGACTATCGGCCTTGCCTCCTCAACGAATTGGGTGCGCTGGGCGGGTGTCCATTGGGTAGGGCTCTTGCGTGCTAGCCATTGGCGAGCCTTGATTATGTAGGAGTGCCAAGCCTGCTCGGCCTTGGGGTTGGAGGTCTCGATAGGGTCTGGTAGTAGCCCAGTCCATAGTGCTAACTGCTTGAGGCCACCGGGTGTGGGGGCTTGGAGGGATGGCCTTGCCTTGGCTACACGCTCATATCGCCTTGCCTGCTCACCGTTTATTTGGGCTATGTCTTGGATGGCTTCGAGGTCTAGCCCCTCTGTCCGTGCCGACAGGAGGATGTCGCCTGCGTCTGCGGCTAGTCCGATGGCCTGCCCCATCTGTTCAATGGCTGTTTCCTTGGCCTTTTCTAGTGCCTTGACTGTGCGTTGTAGCTCCATTCCTATTTGCTTTTCGCTCATTTTGGGATGTCCTTTTTGGGTTATGCCGTGGCCTCAACGAGTTCCTCATTTTCGACTTCGGCGGGTGGTTCGATCTCTCGAAATCTGTCGGCGTGAAAGCCTCGCTCTGGGTGGGGCGGCGTGGTCGAGCATGGGTTCTTTAGCCCCTCAAGGTAGACCACAACCTCGCCCTCTTGGCCGTTCAGCCCTACCCCTACCCCCATCCCCCTTACCACATAGACCTTGTCTTTGATTGGTAGGTGGTTGTAGAAAAGGATGATCTCTGTGGGGAATCGGTCGTCCACACATATCACTTTCGAGCCTGCCCTCACCGTTTTTTTCCTCGTGGTTTTATGCCTTTTGCCCACGCTTCCGAGTTCCATTTGGGGCATTCTTCCCGCCTCTTTTTATGCACCCTCAAGGCTCGCTCCTTGTAAATCTGCCTCACCCTTTCGCTCCTCTGGATGCGTAGCACCAGCCCAGTCCGTTGTGATAGCTCCGTAAGGCGTGCCGAGATGGCCGCTCTGGTATAGGGCTTTCCGGTGCTTGGGTTGATGTAACGCTTTGCGATGGAGGTCAGCGAGTCGGGGCTTCGGTTCGTGGCTAGGGCTAGCAAGGATTCGTCCAAGGTATCGTCCCGCCGGTGCCTCAACATTTGGCTGTCGCCCTCGTGCTTTATGGTCTGCTCCACCACCTCAGCCGTGAGCTTGGCTAGCTGGTCTAGGTCGATGCTAGGGTTCATCGCTTGCATTTTTGCGAGCCGTTCCTTTACCCGATCTTGGAGCGTGTCGATATGCTCTGCCATATCGGGCGTATAACTAGCCAAGATTGAATCCGCTGGGTCTTGGCCGAGGTGGTTCATTTACTGGATTTCCACTACTGCCGTCCGTCCCACCCTTGCCT